ATGTCACGTCTCAAGCTTTTTACCGTATTCGTTGTTGCAGGTTACTTGATCGGCTTGCTTGCTACATTATTTGTACCCGTTTATGTCGCGTTTCTGCTTCCAGCTGGACTGTCGTTTCTGGCACTTATTTTCTTCAAACCGAAGCATCCGATGCAAGGTGCAAAACCTTTTGCCGAGCCAATAGCTCCATCCCAAGCTTCAACACCTTTGCCATCCAGTCCGCAGGATTCTCTGACTAAAGACCCAATATGGGGACCAGTTCTTGAGTATATTGGTGTACTGGAAGATATGATGATATCTGAAGGGCAAAAAGACAATCTCGATAATGAAATTGTGGAGAAAACACTCTCCTTGTTAACTCGGCTTCAGCGGGTGATTCCGCAGCTTCAGGAGCTGAATGATGGGAATATTAATCATAATATTCATCGGCTGGTGTTCAAGGATTTGAACGGAGCGGTTAATCCTTTTCTGAAATTGAGCGGAGAAGCCAAACGTCAAAACCGTCGACTTTTGCTGTCAGGACTTAAAGATATTAATTCTAAAATCTCCTTTTATGTCGAGTCTATCGAACATAGAGATTTGATAGATCTGCAAACCAAAATCGATCTAATTCATGAACGCTACAACGTACAAAACTAACCTTTAAGGGGCTGAGATTATTGTCAACACAACCATTGACGGAGCTTGTATTGCTTAAACAAGAGGATGTACAAAAGGTAGAGCAGGAAGCACAGCAGCTGATTCAAAAAGTATCGACGACCGATACCTTAAACCTGGATAGCCTCATGGATGAGATCGGGAATATGGGTCAACGAACGATGGAAAAGGCAGGACAGTCGCTGTCGATGCTTGAACGTCCTGTGAATGAGTTGATGTCCGGCAAGCGGGCCGAGGTGTCCAATAATATACTTAAGCTCCGCGGCGAGGTGGATGCGCTTAATAAAAGCAAGCAGGTTGGTTTTTTTGATAAGCTGCTGAAAAAAACGCCTATGAAAAATTTTGTCTATAAATATCAATCTGTGAATACGAATGTAGCGGCTATTGTCCAATCGCTGCGAAACGGCAAGGATACCTTGCAGGAAAATATCGTATATATGAAAAATTTGAAGCGTACAGCGATTCAAGAGGTTTACAATGTTCAAGCACGAATTGCGATGGGCAATAAACTGAAAGAGTTGTTTGAGCAAGAGATCAGCAAGCCGGAGAATGCGAATCGCAAAACCCATCTGGAACGTGGACTGCGCAAGGTGGTTACTCGTATCCAATCGTTTACCGAAATGATTTTACTGTATCAGCAGGCAATTGCAGGCACTGATATTATTAACGACAATAATGATAAGCTGATTGATGCGGTAGACAGTACGATTCACAAAACCCAGCACTTGATCACTGTATCTGCGATGATTTCCATGGCACTTCAGGATCAGCTGGATACGATTGATGCGGTCAATTCCGCCAACCGGACATTGGAGACCATGTTTGCCGAAAATTCGAGGCAGCTGAAGGAAACGACACAGAAAACGAATGATTTACTCGGCAAGCCTGCTTTATCAATGGATGTTATTAATCAAGCGATTGGCGATCTGTTCACAGCGATGGATTTATATGAGCAATCGAACCGCAGCATTATTCAAACTGCAACGGAGCATACGTCCAAAATGACGGAGATCAACAAAACATTGAATCAGCGTCTCGGTATTACCTCAGGAGCAAATGCATCGATCCAAAATCAACAACAAAACCAGTCTTTGTCGAGCTTTTTGGAGTAGGATAAACAGCATAAGTGAGCATTACAAAGAAACCGGGAGCGTTTAGCTCTCGGTTTTTGTCGTTGTACGTATACCTTTGTAGGGGGAGTACTAATTATTCCCTGTCTTAAGAAAGCTTCATCTCGGTTCATTCGACCTGCTTGTGTAACAAACGGGTTTCATACGCATACAATGAATGGAATATGGGCAAGTCGGTTACGCATAAGGTTAGGTATGATCAGGAATCACACTAATTGAAATTGAGGTGTTCCTATGCTTGATATGTTGACGGCACTGGGTACAATTATCACACTGATTGTGCTGGCCAGCATGGAGAGGGCACGGTATATAGCGTCATTGAACGATGAGGAATGAAGACATATGATGATAATTGTCAGTGAAGGTCATGTTTTCCAACGCCTATGAATCTGGTACTATGTAAGTAGTATCTATAGATCGGAGGCTGCCAATGCTAGAGTTTGAATTCGAAATTATGAACGGATCATCCATTAATCTACGTTATTTGTTTGGTGGCGAATGGTTTACTTTTAACCTCTATTTGAGTGATGAGGTCTGGATTCTTCATCCTTTTGAAGGGATACTGCTGGGCAATAAGGAAATGAGCCGACTCGTCATCGCAGATATGTTTACCAATAAAACCTTTTTGGTCATGCTGGCGAAGGAAAGAATTTTATTGTCAAATATCCATTCCTCGATGGATCTGGGGCAGCAGTCAGAAGAGCAAATTTCGTACCGCGGCAAAATTGAGGATCAACCGGAGCCTGCAAATGATAAGGACAACATGGATGACATGGATGCATTTATTCAAGCGAATTCGATTGAAGAGGTCATTGAGCAGGAGAAAAAACTCGTATTAAGTCGTGTCAATTATTTTCGTGAGATCTTAAAACGTATGTTCATGGACGGTCTCGGTCCAAATGATGAAGAGTTTGATAAAGTACGCGAAATTGTGAAAATTTATGAGGAGGCTGCACATAAATTAGGAAACCGGGATGACCTGTTTAATGGGAACAATCACAAACGGTTTTAGTGGATGTTCAAAAAGTCCTCTTTTGATCACGAAGTCTGACAGGAAGCTAATTCGGCATCGAATCTTGCATTCAGACTCGAAGTGCGGTGCTCATTTAGGTTTGCCTAATTGAGCACCGCACTTCTTACAACCTTCTCGGTGCTGAAAAGTCGACTTTTTGAACTCGTTTTTAATAAAATCTGTGCATCTCCTCGGGAATGCCATGGCGCGTGCAAAACTGTTCAATCGTTTCTTCCTGATGAATTTCGCTGTTGAATACGAGTAATTTAACGGCGAAGCGATTAGCCTGCATTTCAAATTTACCCGGATTAAAGAAGGAATGCTCCTCCAGAAAAAAACGGCTGATCCCTTGATGAAGTCGATCATGTCCAAGTTCGTGGGCACAAACGAATCGCTGCCATTCCGAAGAAAGCTGGTTATGGATCACAATAAACCGTCTTTTGAGCTTGCGATAATAGATGCCTCTCGTATTCGTCCCCAGGTCATGGAATCTAACTTGGATCCCCATCGCACGGGCAATCGTATAGGGGCAGTTGGTTTTATGTCGTTGTATAAGCTTGGATACGGTATTTTCCATTATCATCACCCGGCTAATTCAATTAGTAAGGCAGTTACGACCTGTGATGTTCACGGCTTGGGCGGAGTATCGGAGTTCTGTGGTTTGGTGCGTTTGTTCATCTGCTTGGCTTCCCAGAAAAAACCGGTCAAAACGTCCATAATCCTCTGCCTGTCAGCATCGTTGATCGGCATACCGTCAAACATGACCTCGCCATCTTCCTCTAACATTTTTTTGAAATCGCGCTTGTCTCTGTACGTAGCCCATTCGGGAATTTCATGCAGCCGTTCCTCCGGCATATGGCCGGCCTGACTCATCATTTCCTCATAGGATACTTTCAAGGCATCGGCTAGCTTGCGAATCGTTTCCGGTTTGGGGATACCTCTCAGACCATTTTCGATGCGTGAGATCTGAGCATTACTAATTCCAGAATCCAGTGCCAGCTGATTAATGCTGATTTTTTTGCGTTCACGGACGGATTTCAGATAGCTGCCAAACTGCGTTTCGCTCATAGTAAGAACCTACCCTTCATTACCTCTTGGTAATAATATACCGAAAATATTCCAAAAGGTAAAGAGAAATAACGAAAAAGTGTTACCAAAAGGTTAAAAAGATAGATAACTGTATGTTGCAGGGGTTATTTGCCTGTTTTTCCAGCTTTACCAAAGCGTGTTGTTTGATTAGTATTATAGCACAAGCCGATGAGGAGAGGTGGAAAATTGGATTTCGAGTAAAAGTAGTAAAGGGATTGCACTCGTAAAAGGGATAGGAAAGCTAGGATGATTTTTTTGTTGAGCAAGTGTTACCAAAAGGTATTTATTTTATATAAACCAAAATCAGGAGGTTATGCAAATGAATCCAGAAAGTCCAAATCAACCATGGCTCACCAATATAGCCGAGCTGAAGCAAGCTTACCGCAGCACCCATCATATTCTGATCAAGGCTAAAGAAGCTGCCCACCCTCCCGAGGAGCAGCAATTAATCGCGGAGATGATTGCCGATGTCAATTATGCCATTGAATGGATGCATACCGGCAAATGTCCGGGTAACCGCAGAGGTATTGAACGGAGGGCCGCTTATCAACGGGAAAAGCTCGTAGATCCGTTCCAAATGCAAATTTATATGCAGCAGTACAGTCCAGTAACGGACAAGCCTGCCGCGGTTACAGAGTTGCAAAGAATACAGATTGAACAGGCATTGGCCGGACTGAGCACCCGCGAACGGGAATGCTATGAGCTTCATCATGGGATGAGTTATTCCTTAAGCGAGATCGCAGAATTGCTGGGCGTGAAAAAAGGAACCGTACAAGGTTATGTGCAGACAGCGAGTAAAAAAGTAGTGCAAGCGAAGCAAGGTGAACATAAGGAGCATCAGAGTTAAGGAGACACGAGGGCTAGTGTAGACTGCCGCCAGGCGATGTACTGCAAACCATTGGCAAGCTTGAACGAACAGCCCCTTACGACTGCCACCTAATAATGAGAACAGAATACGAACAAGTGTTCTTGTTTTGAAACAAAAGCTTGATCATGCAGGACGCAGCAGGAGCCCAAGCAGGAAAGGAGCAACCCAAGTTGACGAGTAAGAAGAAGAGTTGCCGACAGCAGTCGCGTTCGCCCGCTTTCAACCAAACAAGGCTTGCCAGTCATCTTCGTCCAGTGGAAGGCAGGTGTGCCCATGATTGATCTGGAGCTGATTCAATCGGTAATCGTGGGTGGCTTGACTGCTCATCTGGGTATTCCGGTCGTGAAGGTGGATGCAGCAAGGCCAGAGCAATATCCGTATATCATGTACAGCTATTCCGGGCCTATTACATTTCCAGATAGTACACCAGCCATGACACTTGTTGCAGCTGGCGCTGAAGAAGTGATGGAGCGTTACACGGAGCAGCCTACTTGCCGTATCAGCTTGAATTCCTGCTCGAACCAACAGCTGGAAAGCTGGACGAATGCGATTCGGATGCACGACTGGTTCCGTGTCGTCGGGCACGATGTTTTAAAGCAGGGGGCCGATCTGGTCGTGGTGCAGGCTGGAAAGATTAAAAACCGCGATACGGCTATTGAAGGTGTATGGGAGCGAAGAAGTCAATTGTATGTGACCTTTCGAACCGCAAGTGTAGTGGATATGAATCAAGGGACCATTCAAACAGTAAATTGGAAATAGGGAGGAATTAACATGGCCAACACAACAAAAGACGTAACGGTTGTCATCGATATTCAAAAGCCCGTAGGGCGTTTAGGATTTGGTAAGGTACTTATTCTCGGAGCAAAAGCAGGCGGCTCCGTTTATAAAGAATACACCGATTTGGCGGGTGTTAAAACGGATTTTATCGAAACCACAGAGGAATATAAAGCGGCACAGGCGATTTTTGCCCAAGGCGATCAAGCACCTTCCGTGATTGCTATCACTTGCCACAATTCAACAACAGGCGAGTCCGAAGAAACACTGGTTCAACGATTGCAGGCTGTTCTGGATAAAGACTGGTATTTCCTGGTCAGTACCTCCGCTGCCAAGGTTGATGTGCTTGCTGTTGCCGATGAGATTGAAGCCGATGGGACTCATCAATTCTTCACCCGTTCGTCAAGCTTGACGGATTTGGCGGCAATCAAAGCTAAGGATTACACCCGTACGACCGTTCTCTATCATACGACGACCGCAAATTATCCCGAAGCGGCATGGGTTGGAGCAGCAGGCTCGGCACCTGTAGGCAGCATCACTTGGAAATTCAAGAAGTTGAACGGTATTCAACCATTGGAGCTGTCCAGCAGCGAGTTGTTGGCGATTCATAATCTGGGCGCGAACACTTATATCACCAAAGCCGGTGATGCGGTAACGACAGAAGGCCGGGTTGTCGATGCGGAATATATCGATATTATCCACGCCAGAGATTACGTGAAGTTTTCCATCGAATATGGGATTCAAAAGCTATTGAACAGCACGCCAAAGGTTCCTTACACCACAGCGGGTATTGCCCAAATCGAGGGTGTAGTCAAAACGGTGCTTCAGCGTGCCCATAATCAAGGCATTATCGCAAGCGATGAGGATGGTATCGGTTTGTATGGAACCACATTCAAATCACGTGATGAGGTTGACCCGGCTGACCGTGCAGCGCGCAGCTACAATGATGGCTCTTTTTACTTCGAGCTTGCTGGTGCCGTGCATGATGCAACGATCCATGGGGTTATCCAATTTTAAGAAATAGACACTTTTATGATGTAATCCAATTCTAAGGAGGAATAACAATGGCTACAACAACTTACGATCCAAAGAACGTTTCAATTACCGTAGACGGTGTGTTTATGACCGGGCTCGGCGAAAGCATGGTGGAAGTATCCAAGGATGAAAATAATTATGATACCAAGGTAGGCGCTTTGGGTGACGCGATACGTACCAAGATTAATAACAGCTTGGGCACGATCAAAATCACGCTGCAGCAAACGAGTCCGCAGACGACATTTCTCGACAATTTGGCTAATACCGGTAAATTGGTTCCGATCAGCATTATTTCGTACAACGAGCCGAAGCAAACGACCACGGTAACGCAGGCTTTTCTAAAAAAGCAGGCTGACCGCAAGTATGGCAAGGATGCCGCAGAGCGTGAATATGAATTCCAGGCCATGGATCTTAATTTGGCGTAAGCCATAGCAGTTGCACATCCATAACAATTTGAAGGAGTGATTGCTCGATGAGCAACTTTAAGCAAAAGAACTACACTTCCCGCAGTGGGAAATCGTATATGTTTCAGTTTCCGGGTGTACGTGCGGCTGCGCAAATCAGCGACCGCGTAAAGAACAAGTTCGGCGTCCCGCAGGAAGAAAAGCTTGCTGAGGAAATGATGAAGAACGTCATCGTCGAGCCGAAGATTTCGTGGGATTACTTTGGCAGCGACAAAAAGGAATTCAACGATGTGATTGCGGCCTCCTTCCGTTTCCTTGAAGGCGAAGACGAGGAAGCATCGGATGACCATAACCAGGAATGAAGCGCGTCAGCGGGCTGAGCGTAACTGGGCGATGTGGCGATTGCTGCTGAGTGATATGAATATCACCTACAGCGAGCTGAACCAGATGGACCAGGACGATCTGGCCGAAGCCAATGCGGCGCTCGATATGTACATCGAGATGATGGAGAAAAATATGGAGAAATCGAAGAAGCGCTGATAGGCGCTTCTTTGTTTCTTTTGAGGGGAAAGGTGGTGGAGGGGTATGGCAGCTTCAATAACATTCAAAGAAAGTTTGGAGAAATTAGGGAAAAGTACATCTGCAGGAATAGGTATTGCTTTTGATAATATTAGCACATCTATTTGGAAAGCAGCCACTGAATCGGAAAGATCACTTAATATTATTAAAAAAGGAACCGGAGCAACCAGCACAATATTAGGGGATTTAATGACAAGTTATAAAAAAGTGGGCTCAGAGGTACCTGATGAAATGAATGCTGTGGCTACGGTTATAGCAGCGATTCATAAGAAAACGGGTGCAACTGGAACGAGCCTAGAGGAAATGTCAGGAAAAATATTAAGGTTAGGATCTCTAACAGGAACTAGCACGAGTATCATGTCTACTTCTATGACGAGCGCAATGAAGGATTGGGATTTAGGCGCTGATCAAGGTGGCGCTATGTTTGACAAACTCTATTTTTTATCTCAGAAAACGGGTATGGGTGTTAACGTGCTTGCTGATAAAATGGTCAAATTCGGTGATCCAATGCGAAGATTAGGTTATGACTTTGATACCAGCGCAGCAATGATAGGGCAATGGACGGATAAAGGATTAGATGCAGACATGGTTCTAGCATCTTTCTCAACAGCTCTTGGGAAGATGTCCTCACAAGATATTCCTGACCCTGGCAAGGGGCTAGAGTCATCAATTCAAAAAATAAAAGAAGCTTCAACAATGGCTGAAGCCTCAGGCTTGGCTATGAAAGTTTTTGGTGAAGCAAGTGGTCCTACAATGGCTTCAGCTATCCGTGAAGGTAAGTTGGAATTGGGCAATCTATTAAATGAAATGAAAAATTCCAAAGGCATTATCGATAATGTTTCCAAGGATACTGAAACGTTAGGAGATAAGTTCACTGTTTTAAAGAAAAATACAATCAATTCACTATCACCTCTAGGTGATAAACTGATGGAATTGGCAAATAAGAACTTTCCTCTCCTTACAAAAGCTATTGAAAGCTTGTCTGCTTGTTTTGATAATATGAGCCCATACATTAACAAATTCCTTGACGGTCTTGGTGAAAACATACCAGGTGTTATAGATGGAATAATTGAATCGATAAACTTTTTAAAGAGTCACCTTGAAATACTCGGTCCTGTGGTAGGTGTAGTTGCCATAGTGTTTGGTACGGCTTTGACTGCCTCCTTATGGAGCGTTGCTGTGGCTGAATGGGCAGCGATTTCTCCATTGTTGCCTTTTATAGCTGCTGTTGTCGGTCTTGGTGCTCAAATAGCCTTGTTGGGTTACATGTGGAAAACGAATATGTTCGGCCTTCGAGATACGGCAAGTAATGTATTGGGTTTTGTGACAGGCATATTTAATAAATATAGTAATTATATGAGTTCAATAATGCCTTATATACTCCAGATTGTTGCTGTTGTTTGGCCCATGATTAAGACCTTAATCGTTACGGACTGCATGGTTATTTGGGGTATTATCAAGCTAGTTTTCACCCATGCTTATAATATGATTTCATGGTTTCTGACAGCTTTATTTAATATTATGGGAATCATCTGGAATTACAGTACAGGTATGTTTAAAGTATTTCTACAGCTCTTAACTTTGGATTTTTCGGGGGCTTTGCAAACATGGCTGGATACATTTAAAAATGTTGGAATGGGAATAGCACAATTTGTTACTGACTTTATTTCTGTTTATATTTCAGCTTTTTCCCTTGGTGTGGATATTATTACTAATAATCTAAGAACTTTCTTAGATACTGTTATTTTTGTGTTTACTACTATAGGTGGGTTAGTAGGTTTAATTTTTGACATCTTCACTAGCTTCCTCACAGTAATATGGCAATTACTAACAGGTAATGGTGATGAAGCAAAGCTTACTGTACAACGCACTTTTGAAGAAATTGTTGACTTTCTTAATGGAATTCTCAATGGAGTTACTACTATTGGCAGTAATTTTGTTGAAGGAATTATAACTGGCATAGTGAATGCATTCCCAAACTTATCAAATACAATTGTATCAATTGGACAAGCGATGCGAGATGGAATCAGGTCATTTCTTGGAATCAAATCACCTTCTAAAGTTATGATGGAAGTTGGGTATTGGACAACTGAAGGGCTCGTATCTGGGCTAGAAAATGGTGAAAACAGCGTAATCGGGTCATCAGAAAAGATAGCCGAAGCTGTTGTGAATCCTTTTGAAAATGGGATTTCTCATTACGGCTTTAACTCTGATCAAACAATTGACCTGACTTACGATACAGCAAAAATTCCTGCAAGCTCTCCAGCTATACCGCCAGCGGCTTACTATAACAGTCCTACCGCATTTAATAATGCCGCAAATACAGAAATAAATCCCGTTATCAATATTACGCTCAACGGAGACAGCAATGAGTCAACTGCTAAGGATATCGCTGAAAAAGTTAAACTTGCCATTCAAGAAGTATTCGAGAGCGCATCACGCAGGCAAGGAATTGCGGGGGGATAATCATGGCAACTATTAACGATTATAAAGTGATGGTCGAAACCGAAGATCCATCTTACGACATTGAGGTCACTGAGCAGCCCATTGAGGATGGACTGGATTTGGTGGATCATGTACGCACAAAAGCAAGAACGATGAACATCAGCGGTTTCATTGTCGGTGAGGATGCTGCTCAAACCAGAGAAGGACTTTTGAACCTAATGCAGTATGGCTCTATTGTAAACTACCAGGGACGTAATTCATTTGTCGGCATTTTGACCAGCTTTCGCAGTTCGCATACGCATCAGATTGAGAATGGAATGTCGTTCACAGCGAGCTTGAAGGAAGTGCGTACAGCAACAGCTTCTGTAATTCGTGAAGTATCGCTTGAAGACGGAGCAGAGATTAATCCGGTAAGTAATATGGGAAGACAGGATTCGACTGAATTGTAAAGCTTCGATTTTACGCGGGGATCGACTTGTGGAAGTGAAAGTTCTATTTTGAATATAAGCGTGAATTTGATGTATGGGCTGGAGCCTGAGATGAGCTTTAAGTCCTGGGAGGTGTTTGAACTGGCACTCATTATTAATATTGACAAGAAAAAAATTCCTTATCGTTTTGAAATATTGCTTGCAGGCTCGCTTTTTGAAATGGAGTTTCACTATAATCCTGATTTCAATTATTTTACTGTCGATCTTTTTAAAAATAAAGAGCTTATCGTTTTCGGAGAAAAGCTTGTATACGGGTTACCATTATTCCATGACATCGTTGATTCGAGACTTCCTGATGTAGGTTTGATTCCGCTTGATGCATCAGGTCAGACTGTGGAAGTTAACGCACAGACTTTGGGAGAGACTGTATTTCTTACTGTCGTGGAATGGGAGATGGCATATGGTTAATTTCGGCAGGAAAGTGGAGATTCAATCTGGTTCGAGATCCTTAACCAATCAGGATTTTACTATAGAGTTTACAGTTCCCTTTGATAATGACCTGCTGCCTAACGAAAGCGAGATTAAAATTTATAATCTTACAGATGATACGATAAAAGAATTTGAAGTCGGCAAGAAGCTGATTATTAACGCAGGTTATACGGGCAATGTAGGCATGATTCTGCAAGGCGTTATTTCCAATAAGGTTACTCAGTACAGTGGAGTAGACAAAACAACCACAATTCATGTATTGGACGCTGAGAATAAGGACAAAAGTGAAGTAAAAGATATTGCCTTTGCCAAGGGAACGCCCGCAAGCAAAATTCTTGACCAAATGACATCAGAGCTTGGGATTCATGTGGCTCAATTCTTTTTGAACGAGGATTTCGTTTATGAGGAAGGTTATACGGCGACAGGCAGGATTACGGATATTATCAAAAAAATTGCCGCCGACTGTGGCACCAGCGCATACGTGAACAAAGGACAGCTTTACATTCGAAATTTGCGCCATGGTAACGATGCAGCGATAGCGCTTTCAGCTGAGTCAGGCTTGATTGGGCAGCCGGAATCTTTTGATGAAGGAGAATATGGATTTGAAGGACTTAGGCTCAAATCACAGCTGCAGCACCGCATTACTACGGCTACGGTCATTAAGCTGAATTCTAAGCGCTACCAAGATACAACTTTGCATATCCGAAAAGGGTCACACAGATGCACCGGCTCAGATTTTGTCACGGAAATGGAGGGGATTTATCCTTGAGTATCGTTGATCCGGGAAGTGCTGTGAATGCGTTCGTGGTTGGGATGCTGGAGAAAGCATTTGATGATTTGTATGTATGTTTTCCATGCAGGGTCATTTCCTTCCACCCTGGAAGCTGTAGAGCCGTTGTTCAACCTTTAGTAAAAGCGGGTAGTACAAGCCCAGCACTCATTCAAAATGTATCGGTGCTTGGACAGAAATTCAAGATCAAGGAATATGAACAAACGATTATTGATGAAGGTGTTGAACGCACAATTACTATGAAGGAGCATGAGGCGGTTTGTATTCCGAATGTGAGTGCGGGAGATACGGTTGTTGTGGTTTGTGCTGATGTGGAAATTAAAAACACGCTGTCAGGTCAAGTTGCTTCGCCAGACAGCAAGCGTAGACATAGTAAAAATGATGCTGTAATCGTGGGGGTACTGCCATGGAGTCTTTTAAGCTAATTAATGGTGATCTGGTTATGGAGCTGGGGGAGCTTGTGTTGGTGGATGGGCGAGAAGAGCTTGCCCAATGCGTGAAAAACGTGCTCGGTACAAATAAGGCTGAATGGTTTTTAAATCGAGGTATGGGAATCAAATTCAACGCCTTTCTGGAGAAAAACTTAAATGAAGAGGAAATGCGCGAGCAGATTCGGCAAGGCTTGTTTCAGGAACCGCGTATTAAGACGGTCGATAAAATTACTTTCGATTATGATACCAAAAACCGGACGATGGATGTACGATTCGCCGCTACAGCCGTTGATGGTCAAAAAGTAGAAGGCGAGGTGATTCAGAATGTTGGATAGTCAGGGCTTTAAACGAAAACGGTATGCTGACCTGATTGGGGAAATGGAAGCGAAAGCGCGGGAAGCCTATGGTGAAACCGTCAATACCTCCGAGAGATCGCCTTTGGGCATTTTGCTGCGCATCTTTGCCTGGTTTCTGAGTAAACCGTGGGAAAAGGCAGAGGATGTGTATTTTTCCGCATATATCAACACGGCGCAGGGTGTCCAGCAGGATCGTCTCGGACCTCATGTTGGGATCACAAGAATTGCTGAGCAGTACGCTTCGGGTCGTGTCGATTTTGTCGGAACAGCAGGGTATACGATCCCATCCGGATTTTCCGTCCGTACCCCAACGGGGATATATTTTACAACAGTAAGCAGTGTGACTCTCGATGGGACAGGTATGGGGACAGGAGCTATCCGTGCTTCCGTCGCAGGAGCTCGCGGTAATGTAGCAGCAGGGACAATCATTGAAATTGTGAATCCGAATCCCAATGTCACTTCAGTATCGAATGCTATGTCTGCTGCGGGTGGCAGGGAAAAAGAGACCGATCCCGAATTCCGCGAACGGTTCACACTATCTGTATCTGGCGGTGGGGCGGGTACTCTGGATTCCATTCGCGGTGCATTGCTGCGTGTTTCCGGTGTACGTGCTGCGACGATCATCGAAAATACTTCATTGCTCACAGACGCAGACGGGCGGCCAGGCAAAAGCTTTGAGGCTTATGTGTTGGGAGGCGATTCAGATGCGATTGCACAAAGTATTTTGGATACGAAGGCTGTCGGCATTGAGTCCTATGGGGCTGTGTCGCGGATTGTGACCGATCTGTCAGGCTCTCCTCATACGATCAAATTCAGCTATGCCGAGGAGGTTGCCATTCATGTGCGTGCGAACATCAGAAGCAACGCTCAATATCCTGCAGATGGCAATGCTCAAATACGCTCGGCTGTCATTCGGTACATTGGTGGAGAGGACAGCGATGGATCATTATACAGCGGCCTGGCTATGGGAAATGACGTGATTTATACGAAGCTGATCAGTGCGCTCTACAAAGTTGAGGGTGTTGAAGACGTGAGTCTGCAAATTGCAGCAGCTGGCGGCTATGAATCGGACAATATTGCAATTTCCAGCAACCAGGTGGCTCAGGTGATTCATAGTGATATTGAGGTGGTCAGTCATGCTTAATGTCCGCGACATGCTGAGGCTATTAACGGATAACTATAATAAAAGTCCACGGGGCAATATCGGCAAGCTTCTATCCATTGTGAATGATCAGCTGAACGACTTGCTGCAAACTCTGGATACAATGGAGAAGTGGCGGGATATTGATTTGGCAGAGGGCACGACTCTGGATGGTATTGGCCAAAATGTTGGGCAACCGCGGGGAGCGGCATCGGATCAGGTATACCGAATTTTGATCAAAACCAAAATCGCTCGTAACCTATCGCGTGGAGATATGAATACGGTAATCCGGGTTATAGCAATGGCTGTCAAAGCTGATTACTCTGAGATTGAAATTCAGGAAAAATATACAGATGCCTTCGACCCCGAGCCTGCTGCCATCTCGCTGCTGAGGCTCCCATTAAGTCGGATTAGTGATTCGGAAATCGATTTGAGACAATTTGCCCGTATTATTCAGAGAACCGTTGCTGCGGGTGTAAGGGTCGATGCGGTTGAACTGCAAGGGACTTTTTCGTTTGCAAGCGGTGATGATGTAGAACTGGATACGGCTGTCGGTTTTGCTGGTGTCGATCAGACTACAGGTGGCACGTTAGGCGCGGTTTTCACCCCTTCTGTAGAAACGGATTTACCTATATAAATAAGGAGCGTGGATAGCATGGCTTTTGAAAAAGAACTACCCGAATGGAAAGCAGCCGGCATCGAGCCGCCACTGACGAAACGCAATGAAGGCTGGAAACCTGGTGAGAAACCGCCGGCTGACTGGTTGAACTGGACACAGAACAAGACGTATGAAGCTTTGAAGGAGTTGCAGGAGAAGGCAGTTCCTTCAGATTCTCCAACATTCACAGGTCCTCTAACTGTACCACGACTGATTTCAACGGTAGCGACAGGTACAGCACCTCTTACTGTAAACAGTGAGACTCAAGTTGATAATTTAAATGCGGATATGGTGAATGGCTTCCGATTGAATCAAGGCGTGAGAACAACGGATTCGCCAACGTTTGCAGGGCTGAAAACAAACAAATTCGTGCTTCCTGTGAGAACTTCTGACCCCGTATCACCAGAAGTTGGGGAAACTTGGTTTAGAAGTGATCTGTAGCTACAAACACCTTGCTGTTTGGAAAGGAGACGAAATAATTGGCGACTATAACACTTAACCCAATTGCGGATACTTATACAGCTCAAGCAAGTCCTACCACTAGCTACGGATCTAGCATAGAGCTAGTTGCTGGAATAATTAATTCTAAATATCTAGATGCTTATATGAATTTTAATGTACCAGCGCATATTCCTGCGGGTTCTGTAATAAACAGTGCGATACTAAAGATCTTTGTAACTGGTTATTCTGGTACTAAAGGATTTTCTGTTGGAGCACTAAGCAGTGCTATGACAGAATCAATGACCTATAACAATGCAATAGGTTCATCCGAATCAGGAAGAGTAAATTTTATACCTTCAACTAGCTATGGAACGATTAGTATAAATATAACCAGTGTTATAAATTGGAATATGAATTATGGTGTGGAAATTTACGGGAATTATGGTCCAAGCGTTGACTATCGTATTTCGTTTTACTCAAGAGAATCTGGTGTGCCTCCTCAACTTGTGATTGATTTCACTCCGCCTAATTCCCCTCCTTATGCACCAAATCTTAATTCACCAGTTCATGGAGGATGGAACAATATAGGAAGTCCTACAGTCAGTTGGGGATTTAATGATCCTGATGCTGGAAATTATCAAGGAGCTTGGGTAGTTCATATTTTAGAGCACTATTCGAATTCAGTTGTGAGGGATACAGGCTGGGTAGATGGACAAGCCCAATCCTGGGTTATATCACCAGCTTTGCCTGATGGTACGTATCGATATAGAGTCCTAACTAAAGATCAAAGTGGAGCAATTGGTCCTTGGTCCTGGGAGCCTTACTTTTATGTTGACACCACTCCACCAACAGCATCTGGTTTAGATGGAACTAAGTATGGTGCAGGTGGTGTTAGATATCACCTTAGTGATGTAGGCGACATTATGGGTGTAAATAAAGTTCTTGCCTATATGTTACGAAATGATGGTTCTAATTGGATGGTGTATGAAGGAGCAGCAGTCAATAATGGTGGTGGATTATGGTATTATGACTTTCCAACTCCCTCTGATGGGGTACAAGGATACCATCTTGTCAGATTTCATGTAATTGATAACGCGGGAAACTATAGCGCAGGATACGATGCAGCGTATTATTATGATACTGTAGCACCTGTAGCGACCCTATATGCACCACTAGATGGGACTGCTACATCTGGCAGATTAGAATTTGCATGGAACTATAGTGATGCCACACCACAAAGCAGTTATCAAGTCCAAATAATTAATGGTTCATATACGGCAGTGATATGGGATTCCGGGATATTATCAGGGGCTGCAACATCATACTTATTACCGGATATTGGAGAAGGTATATTTTATGCACGCCTATATGTAACAGATTCCGCTGGTAATGTTAATTACCCGACTATGGAAGCTACAAGGCGATTATATATAGTGGATCGTACAGCGCCAACGATAGGTACATTAAGCCCACAACAATATACAAATGGGACAACAGCTACAGTTTATGTAGATGGTGTATCCGATAGTTTATCGGGAATTAGTTATGTACAAGTATATCAGGTTCGTCCCGACGGTACTTATTATGATATTGGAAATGCATCTCTCGTTAGTTCCGGTAAATATGCTATTGATGCAACTGGGATTGATAGTGAAGGCAACTGGAGATTTGATTTTCGCATATATGATAAAGCCGGAAATACAGCTGGAGGACCAGGATGGTATTATTCTGCTTACGTAATGCGCGATACAAGCAATCCAGTAGTCGGCAGCGGAGATGGTGACCGATATTCCAATCAAGCTACAGGAACAATAAGACATACCATTTCTAACGTTTCAGACGCTACTTCAGGAGTCATATCAGCTACGTTCCAGTTTAGAAAAAGCCTTGATAATGGATTGACTTGGGGAGCTTGGGGAACAGTCTTTAATGGCACTCTAAACGGCACAAGTTGGTACTATGATGTACCCATTAGTGGTGATGGTTACTATGAAATAGCCGCTATGGTATTTGATAGAGCCAATAATCAAAGTGGGTATTACTACATGCATACAACGGTGGACTCTGTTTTGGCGAATGATCCCAATCCTAAAGTAAAATATGGAACAACAACCGCCACCTTTACATGGGATGCGTTTTCTGATCCTAATCCTTCTTCAGGCAGAAATAGCACCGATTTTTATCTGTATGAATGGGACGGTACATCTATGGGAACAGTCATTCATGGAGGCGACGACATAGGGAATGTGACTACGTACACGCAAACAGGTCTAAAGGCAGGACAGAGGTATCGCTACACGGTTGCGTACCATGATAAGGCAGGAAATGAGAGTTCCTACACTTACAAAGAATTTATTACCAAAAAACAAATTGGCTCAAGGAAGATTCACAACGCTGGTGTAGATATCATGCTTCCTGTTTATGCTCTTGATTCTGGGGTGTTGGGATCAAAATCATATCGCGTAGCTTGTGGAGGCGGTGTTGTAGGGTGTTATGAGCTTGTTGATCCTTCAGACCCGAATGCATCATCGGAACGCATAAATACACCGCAGGGTGTTAAAGCATTAGCCAAATAAGAGGTTGAGTCTAGCCCTGCCCCCAAGCAGGGCTATTTTTTTCACAAGAAAGTTGGTGGAGGAGGAGAAAGTAATGGAAGAAGCCCAGAAGATTCAGGATCAGCTAACAAACGTGAGAATCGACCTGCGAGAGCTTTCTACGAAGATGGATACGCTGAAGGATTTGTCCAAAAAACTGGACGAAGTCGAGACCATTGCCAAGAAAGCGATGGAGTCAACGAAATCAGCGCATCGGCGGCTGGATAAGATTGATAAGCTGACAAGCTGGCTGGTCACTACCGTAATTGGAGCGATCATTCTGGCTGTGATCGGTTTTATTATCAAAGGAGGACTCAACACCAAACTATGATGGCTGTATGGAACGGATCTTAAAGAAGATAGTTAGGGGGAAAGGAGTGACAGGATGGAAGGGCAATTTTTTACATGGGAGGCGCTATCTGCGATGGGTGGGGCCTCTTTGCTGACTTTTTTTATTGTGCAATATACGAAAAACCAGATTGATCGGTGGCTGAAGGTGCCTACAGATATTTACGCAGTGATGGTTGCCTACGGGGTACTGCTGGCTTCGCAGTTGGCTATGGGTGCGAACGGCGGTGACTGGCGGCTGTATATGCTTAATTTTGCTAACTCTTTTTTGGTGGCAGCGGCGGCGGGGCATCTGCACAATAAATCTATTCACCCTCCAGAGCTTACGGAAATTAACGAAAAGGGAGAGCATAAAGCATGA